AGTTTCAATAACTTGCTTGGAATACCAGAGAAGATTACGGTCTTCAGCGTCCACTAACCAAAGACGGTCATCAAAGAGGGACATAATGTCAGTGGCGGGGGCTGCTATATCTTCTACAACCCCTCCTGTGGTGTACAGAATGTTATTACCGAGAATTGTGGCATCTGAGGCTTGGTCAGTAAATGTTATGTAATCAATGGTTGTATCATTAAGTACTAAGGGGTTGGTTGATGTGAATGTTAGATTTGTAACCTGATAATACACCTGCTGTGCAGTAGACCATCGGTATATACAAATCTTTACTGGATTAGCTATCTTGTAGGTTAGTCTAAGTGTTGGGACATTTACAGTGACTGAAGTGTCTGAAGTAAGAGTAACTGAAACAGGTATGCTAGGAGCAGACTTAAAAATATTACCCTGATTATCTGCCCATTCATATGTGACCTGATAGAAGTATTGCTGGGGGGCCATTGATCCTGATGTGGCTGACCCAGATACTTCAACTGAGTCGGGCCAGAGGAGAAAATTATGTTCTACTGGCAGGTACCCATCATACATCCAAAATAGCCCACCAGATAGGTGTAGATCATTCCCAGTTTCTACTCCTACTAAACCTAAAGTATCAAAAGAGAATGTTACTAGGTTTATTCCTAACTGAGAATATATACCATCAACTTGGCTACCAGAAGGCACATTAGTGTTCTTATTAACTGCTTGTACAAGATCTTTATACAGATATGGTGTACTTATATTTGTACCATATATAATGACAGAAGGGAGTCCAGTTGTAAGGTATCCTCCTCCATTACTGTAAGCAACTTTTCCAATAGCAATAGGATTTACATCAGTAGATAGCGTACCATTCATTAAGAAGTAGGATGGCTGGTAGGGGGATTGGTATGCAGCTAAATAGTAGGCAGTGCCATTAAGCAAAAAGGCTTTACTAGCCAGACCAATAGATAAAGCAGACTTTACTACTGTTCCAACAACACCTGCCTGAGTTATGGTGTTTGTGTCAACATAATGTGTTGGGATACTAGAATCATACCCATAGTTGTTGGCTACTTCATAGAATACAGTATTTACCATATTCTGGGCTACAGAGGTGAGATTTAAAATGGTTCCACTTGTTATAAATTCCGTAGGGGTTAGGATAGTTGCTAAAGTGCTTCCATTAAGGGCGAATGTGTAACCAGTAGAGGTCCCAGAGTTATAGTAGGAAACCCAGACTATAGAAGTACCTTGTGTTGTGTCAACTGTTACACTCATTAGTGTAGAGGAATGACTTGGATCTGGGTTTACGGTTGAAGACTCTACAAGACCTATGGTAAGATACAATACTTTGATACCAGAACTACCTCCGCCATTCCAAGCCACATATAACACTCCATTAGCTACAAAAGCATCATAGGCAAGGGTAGTGGAATTGGTAAAAGATGCTGACAGATCTGTATTTGTACGAACAATAGTCCCTGTGATAGAGGACACTGCCACATATTGGAGATGTTCTACCCCAGTAATAACATTCTCAAACATCAATATAAAATTATTGCCTAACAGAAACACTCTAGGAGCATTTGTCACTGTACCAGAAGATACTGGGATAGGGGCGGGGGCAGTTATATTCTGCCCAGTAATTGAGTCAGCTAGGGCATATTTATACACAGTTCCAGAATCATCTTGCTCTGTATAGACTGTACAAACAACTCCATTTAAAGCGATTGCACAATCTGCCTGTGATTGATTAACAGAGTTACGGATTAGTGGTAATGTGTTTAGGCGGAGGGGGTAAGTTGAACCCTTATTAATCCACCTAGACTGCCCAGCTGAATATGAATAAATATCGGGTCCTAGTGCCTGTAGATCATTATTAAATGTGGTGAGATAAGAAGCTGTGTCTACTGGAAGGGGTGTTAAATATGGAAAGCCATTACGTTTAGTTAATCTGCCAATCTTATCAAATACCGAGTTAACTAAAGATAGGAAATTACCAACAGGAACCTGATAAGGATCAACCTTAAGATTTAAACCTTTACTAAAATCAATATTAATAGGTTGTTTTATTGGTTGGGGCATTAGATTAATTCTGTTGCAGCAAGCTTACAGTAGGACACCAAAACTTCACTACCATCCACAATCGCTACTTTTATAGTATAGGTGTGACTCCCAGCAGATGGAGTGTCTATAGTGGTTATACCCCCAGGAGGCATATAAACAGTTTCACCTCCAGAACTATAAGAATCAAATCTGGTTACTGTTATCAGAGATCCATCCCTATATAGGCCTATAGTGATTGTAAATACTCCTGAACCAGAGCCATTCATCCCAATACCAGCTGCTAAACTTCCACCATCTGGTATCAACTGTAGTTCTACAGGATTGCCCATTGTGGTTATGGTGGTTGATACCCCAGGAACTGTAGTTGGAAAGGTGGATAGGGAGACAAATGTACCACTACTAGCACTAATTGTCTGATTTGGCGTTGTCGGCATAGAAACCGATAACTGTCCCGTACTATCCATAGTTACAAAGGAGTTAGTAGATGGTAATACAGCAGGGAAGGTTATAGCAAAACCTGTGGATAAGGTACTTGGAGCTTGTAGGGCTATATAGTTTCCTGCAGGACTTGGATAACCGGTAGAGGGATAACGCAAAATGTAGGTAGCTGCATCCATATTGGCGGCAACACCTGAATTACTCTCCCAAACAAATGTATCAGTTAAAGCAACATATGTGGCTGATGCAGGAGATACAAGACCAGAGATTGATCCAGGTGTTCCAGCTATTCCGCCCGATTGGGTTAAGCGAATAACATTACCATTTCCATCAACTACATAAAAATCTACACCGCTAACAAGGACACAGTCTGTATCAGCCCCGGTCAAACTGCCTAAGGAGATTGGAGTGAACCGTGTGGTTCGTAAGTTTGTGGCATTGTTTAGTAGGAAGGATAAATCTGAACTTATATTTAATCCGGCAGGGGTTATGGGAACACCACTGCCCGGTGCATGGTTGTGCCCATCTAAAATGCCCATATCAGCATTTAAAATCATAGCCCATCCAGGACTTAAAGTGACACCAATGGCTGGCTCGGTTAGCCCCATGTTTGGAGTTATGAAAGGAATAGCCATACTAAAATACCCAAAGGTTTACAGTGCAAACTGCATTAGACACTAAGACCAATGTGGTCTGTGGTGTTTGGTTGGAGGCCTGTGTATCATATATTGTAGCGACTGCATCAATACCTATTATGAACCAACCGGTAAGTTTTTGTCCCAACATATGATTTATAACTGTTACCCCACTGATAAGGACTATATCTGTCAGTAATTGCCCAGACACAAGAGGGTTAACTAGAACTGGATCAATCTGTGACTTCCATCGTGTCTGTGCTTGGGGCCAAGGAAGTTGTAGAGGTAGAGCCATTATGGGAAGTTCCTATAGTCTTCTCTGGCCCTCTCTAACTCAATTAATCGATAGTAGATCATTCGGAGAGTGTGTTCGCGACCAGACCACCTATCACATTCAAATCTGCTTTTAGGGTCGGGTCGGGTACATAATTCTCCATTAAATAGGAGTTCATCCCTAAGCTTATAGAGTTCAAACTCCGTTAAATTTGATGTATCAATCATGAATAAACAAGCACTCATTTACCACCCATACCCTTGAGTGCCGCCCCAACCGCCGCCTGACGAACCGTCTGGACCATACCCTTGAGCACTCCTGGCGTCGGAGATTGTGTCGGCCTGACCTTCATCACGGTTAGGGGCGGTTCCCTCAATTCTAGTCTTTAGGAATAATAACTCACTGTCTAACTTTGTTGTGTCTGATTCTTCTTTATCCAGAGCATATTTTGCAGCTCGTACGATAACGTATCTAATCCAACCGTTGTATCCTTCGCTAATATCCGTGTCTTGCAGGAGTTGCACACGTCTTGGGATATACCATAATCCAATTGGCTGAGAGCTTGAAGGTTGTGGGATGAAACGGATCGTATTACCCAGAAACCGGTATTGCAAACCAAACACTCCATAGATTGTAGAAGCTGTATTGGGGAAGACATACCGGTTCCGATCAATGAAATTGTACTTGCTAACCGTGACGAAACCGTTGGGGGCATTATTTAGACCTAGGTCAATACCCGATAGTTTATAGATAGGTGGGGGGATAATCTCATGATGGGCTGCATCATGAAAAGTATTTACACCATCCGGCATTGGATATGTGGAGGATGAAGACGAGATTTGTACTGTACCTGTACCAGGTATATCTACTGTGGCAGTAGCTTCAAAGACTTGACCCTGAGCAGCTGTACCTGGAAGTCCAAGTGCATTCCATTGAGCATTTGTAGTAGTTCCCAAGGATGTAACAACGTATAAAACACCCTGTGCTGTTGCTGTTCTATTTGGACCAGAACCTGTGATGAAGTATACAGGTTGTCGCATCTGATAATCTTCATATACAGTTGTAACTAAATCATACAATTCATCTGCTGCTAGGTTAATAAACTTATTCCACTCTGGCATGGAAACAAAATTACTATTAACTCTATCACACATCTCTTGAGCTGCTAATCGCAGGGCGAAGAGAGACATTTGGCCTGATGTGGTTGGGATTTCTATGGCAGGTTGGCCGTTAGCCTGGGTGCTATTAAAATTAGAGAAGGTTACTCCATCGGAGGTGGATGCTATCTGGTAGAAGTATTGAACTCCAATTAGAGTTGTGGTATCTAGGAAACTGTTAGTAGTTGGGTTGGCTAGT